CACCTTCGCAGATAAACACTGGCTTTGCCTGGAGCTTGGCCTCCAACACATCACTCAGGCGGTAAGGAATGACCCTGGCACCCTGCATAGACGCCTGGCGTGTACCGTCAGACATCACCCGCAGCAGCTTGTACGTCTTGCCCTTCGTGTCTGAAGTCCAAAACCTTTGCTTGACAAACAGCACAACGCCATGCTCATCAAGATACTCCCATTCATCTGTCATATGCACTTGCCTTGGTGCTGGTGGGAATTGCACTGGTGTCCTGGGTATTTGCACTGGTGCTGGGTGATGACCATTGATTGGCCTGATCACCAGAGGCTCAACCCACTCACTAAGCTGCGGCAACAGCCCCAAGTCCCTGACCGCTGCCCAAACGTCATTCTGAGAGCAGCCGCCATGACATTTGAGGAGCAACTTGCCATCAGCGTCTGTCACTGACAAGGACGGGTTGCGGTCCCCATTGCCCTGTCCATGATCAACTACTGGGCAGGACGCCAACCACTCTCCGTTTGCTGCTGGCCTTGACCGCCCTAGGGCTGCTGCAATCAGTTTTGCATCCATGTGCAGTTTCCATTGTTTTTATTCTCTGCTCCAACTGGTACACCCTTTGAGCGAGTGCAATGAGGAGCAAATTCCATTGTTCTTGTGTCATTGGGGGCAAAAAAACCCGGCACCAGGCCGGGTTCCTTTGTCAGTTGCGTCTTAGTTGAACATTTCCTCATCGTCCTGCTGCTGCTTCACAGGTGCTGGCGCTGGCTTTGGCTTTGCAGATTGCACTGGACCCTTGTGATAGTGCCTGACGGGTTGCGGTTCCTCCATCACTGGCTCATCAAAGTCAGCATCAGCCGGGTCAGCGTCCAATGCAGCTGGACGGTTAATCCAGTTCTTGAGGCTGAAGTTTGGGATTGAAGTGTTCCCTGCACCAATCTTGAGGCTGGTGGCACCTTCATACTTGATGACAGGCACCTTGCCAGGGTTGGCATCAGCCGCCTTGTCGCAGGCGTTGTAAATGGCCTGGAAACCTTTCGTGACCCCAACGCCATTCGCGCACCATTCCACAACACCTGTCGGCTTTGAGAACAGCTTGACGCTGAAACCATATTTGTAGTCTGGTGATGGCTGCTTACCCTTGACGCCAACTTGAGCGTCCTCCACCCAATCCCGTTGTCCCACTGCCAGCAGCAGCCACCCAGTGCGAACTGAGTCCAGGTCCATCACCATTGTGTCGATGGTGATTGCCTCCTTGTCCGAGTTCTCCCAGACCTTTGTCTGAGCCATAAAGCGGATGTAGGCACCGCCATTGCCATTTGAAAGATTTAGCATTTCGAATTTCCTTTTAGAGTTGAGAATTACGCTTTCGCCTTACTCACCCAAGTCCATTGCTCGGCACAGGGTGAGTCCACTAGACACCTTGGAAGTCAAGGTTTCCGTGACTGTTGACCCCTTCGCCAACAGCTTCTCGGCTGCGGCAGGGGTGATGATTTCTTTGGGGTAAATCTGGATTGATGTCAGACCAGCTTCGTGCAGCGCCAAGGCAGCTTCCTGCTCATCAGTCCACTTCCTTGTGGCCTTCTTTGGCCCCATCTGCCAGCCGCGCAATGCTGCACCGTCCTTGATGCGCTTGGTGGCATAGGTTTCCAGTGACTTGATGAACGCCTCGACCTTGCTGATGTTGTCCAAGAACGATGTCAGTTGCTCGTCACTCAGTGCTGGTGGTGCCTGCGCTGTTGACATCACATTGAAGGGTTCAATGTGCGCTGGACATATTGCCTTGGCAGGGCACCACTGGCAGGCAGCTTCACTTGGCACTGCCTCGGCTGTAGTTGCCATTGCCGCTTGGATGGCGGGTATCAGCACCTGCGCTTCCCAGCGCAACAGGTCAGGCACCGTCATGGTGTGACTGCGATTGACGCCATGACACGGCTGGACAATGGTCATTGTCACTGTCTTAAATTGCTTCTTCGCCAGGCGCATCCCGCCAAGAGCATAAATCCTCATCTGGTCACTGTCAGCATCAACCCAGCCTCTCCCGGTCTTCAAGTCACCAATGATGAACTCGCCAGTGTCATCAGACCAGCCCAGGACATCAGCAGTTCCCGCCACTCTCACCGCGGGACTCTCATACGCTGTGACAAACTGCTCAACAAAGACATTGCCCAGGCGCAGTTCCTCTGTCTCAATGTAGTCCAGGTGCTTACGGGCGTAAGTGATCGCGTCCTGGTCCATCCTGATGCCTTCTACCTCGATGTCTAGCCACTCCTCGGGAGTGCTACTCGTCATAAAGCAAGACTCTGAGAGACTGTGAATTGCAGTACCTCGCTGGGCGGCTGCACCTGCCTCTGACTTTGGCATCTTCGCTGAAAGCTGAACGCTTGCAGGGCAAGCAATCCACCTGGCGGCTGCGCTGGGCCTGAGAGTTATCTGTTCCATGCTGCTCTTTCGTTGTGACTGTCTTCGATGAGAATTTGGTACACCAGAACTCTGATCTCTTGGGACACCGCATGACCCAGATCGTCTGGGTTCAGCATCCGCTGCAAGAGTTCAGTCTTCATGCTGCACTGGCGGCGAGACTTCTCCAGTTCAGCGTTGAGGTACAGAATGTGAGCTTTGAGCGTTTGGCGCTCACTGCTTTGTAGTGATGTCATATCGTCCCCATCAGTGCTATCAGAACAGCGTCTGCTCGTCCATCGTCCTTGACCCGTGCAAAGAGATGCGCCTCTCGAGGAAACAGCTCCATGACCCTCTGGCGGCTCCCGTCCTTGCCCTTGGCTGCACCTGATTGTTTCTGCCAGGCTTGCGGAGTTGTGAAGGTCACAGGTATCTGCTTGGCGGCTAAAACGCCCTCGATGATGCCAACGCTGCGCCCGAAGGAAAACATTGAAGAGACGCCCTCGCCTGGCCTAGCGCCTACCTTCTCGACTGTTGCCTTGTGCGGTGAAAGCTGCTGCATCAAGAGTGAGAGTCCAGCGGGACAGACTTGGCGTTTCTGGCTCTTGTTGCGCTCCACAGTGACGGTTGGCATATCGTGGACGCTGACCAGCACCCCGTTGAGCAGGAGAGCGATAGCGCCTGATGCGCCTGGGTCAATGCCGATGACCCGAGAAAAAGATGGGACAGGCGCTTGGCCTGCCCCAGAATTAGGCAACTGCATAGCCTGAGTCGATTGTAAATTGCTCATGCCAACTCAGGCCAAATACGCTGCCAGTTGCCCTGGCAAAGCATCTGCCGGGTGACGCTGCCACCAGATGCAGCCTCAACCCTAATAGCCTCTGCAGGACTCATGTCCCGCCTACCTGACAAGCACTGATAGAGCCACTGTTCGTTAAGTCCAACCCGTTCTGCGAGTTCCTGGCGCTGCTGCGCTGTGAGTTTGTTTTCCATGCCGAGAAGTCTAGCAGACTGCTATAGCGTCAAGTCAAGGAATTTGGCTAGGTGTTTACCCTTAAGGGTTTTCAGTTGAAATATTTTTGCTAAAAGCCTTGTGTTGCACTAGCGTGACGCTAGAATCCTACTCAAGCCCTCGCACTGTGCATAGGGACTTAACCAAGGAAACACCATGACAACTGCAACACCAAATCGCAATCTGACCATGTACGGCGTAGCCGACATTGCGGAATACATCCACCAGGTCAAGCAATCCATCACTTACAAATTCTCTGGCGGCAACATGGTTGTTGCTGGCCTGATGTCAGATGCCCAGGAACTGATGCTCTACAACGATGTGGAGCGTGCCCGGCAAACCCTCAACATTGCCAAAGCAATTCTGTTTGCCATCACTGAAGGCGAACTGGTCGGCACTGTTGAGCGTAAGTAATCAACCCAGGGGCTTCGGCCCCAGAAAGGACACCATCATGGAAGACTACGACGAAGACTTAGCGGCTTACATGAGCAATGACTATGAGCCGCAAGACACTGACATCTGCCCTGCCTGCGAAGGCAGTGGCGAGGGTGAGTTTGATGGCGCTGTTTGCCTTACTTGCCGTGGTCGAGGTGAGGCATGAACTGGCTGGCGGCAGCACTCATCGCCCTGGTGCTGGGCACCAGCCACTACTTGGATTGGCCTTCAGAGTTTGAGGCAGCGCAGGATGCTGCTGCCGCTTACCGTGCCGCCAGGACCGAGCAGGAGCGCCAGCAACGCTTCGAGGCAGCAGTACAGGCAATGTGCGGCGAGAACGCAGGCTGGAAGATGCTGGCAGACGGGTCGGTGCAGTGCTTTACGCACCGTGGTTTTAAAACTAGAAAGGTGACGCTATGAGTGACAGAATGGAATTGACAGAACACACAGTGTTCATCTTGAACGGTATCAAACTGCTGCCGCACTACACCCTGCCCTGCTACGTTACGCCAGGGTTTACAAAGCAGACTCCGATGAAGCTGTGGACTGTGCAAGAACTGAAGGATGCTGGCGCTGTTGAGAGCAGCGCCTTCCTCTGGCCTCGGCATACCCTGGCGGCAGGGGGCTGGCATGAATGACAACGAAGATTACGAACTTGCCAACTGGATGCATTTGATTGCCACCTGCATCCTGGGGCTGTTTGCCCTAGTTGGCGTTGCTGGCGTAGCTGGCTTTATTTGGGGGATGACATGACAACAAACACAGGAGGCCCAGCGTTTCCGGGCTTGCACCCATCCAAAGAGTGCCACTACCAAGACGCAGGTATGACCCTGCGCGACTACTTCGCTGCGAAGGCGATGCAAGGCACGTTGGCCTATTCCTACTTGCACACATTGAGCATGGAGAAAGCTACCCGTGACGCCTACGCAATGGCAGACGCAATGCTGAAAGCGAGGCAAGCATGAACACCGAAGAAGACGAATTCAGACGCATTGAGCGTGAGGCTTTGCGCCGAGCAGCAAAGGATGAGGACGACACACAGGTCTACGCCAAGCCGTGGGTAGGACTGACGGATGAGGAAGTAGAGCACATCGCTGACAGCGAATGGGAAGAAGCATTTGTGCGTTTGATTGAAGCCAAACTCAAGGAGAAGAACACATGACTGAATTAACAGAAGCTAGTTTGGAAGCCGCACTCATAGAAATCTGCAAACACATGGATGAGACGGGGGAAACGATCAAATTTAAACCAACCCATTTTATTTTCAGACCAGCAGATTTGGAAAAGCTTAAACTCACTGTGGATGAAGTTACAAAGATGATTAAGGAGCAAAACACATGACCGGATTTGGAAAAGCCCCAATTAAAAGGGAAGGCGACATCGCTGACCCCGATGAATTCGCGTGGGAGTGCAACTGCGAGAAATGCCAAGCCAAGTACGCAGAGTGGAAAGAGGCTTTTGATGCCCAACAGAAACAGTACGAGGAAAAAAACACATGAACGACAAATTAAAAACTTTGATAGAAGACCTGCGTTTAAATCATGAGTTCTGCCCAAAGAAAGTCATCTTGCAAGCGGCAGAAGAGTTAGAAAGAATGCAACAAGGGATTGAAACATTACATGCCCTGTACGAACAGGCGGTTAAACAACGGGACTATCTGATGGATCAACAACGGGCGCAGGTTGAGGCTATGCGCGGGAGAGTGCAATGACACAAAATAAAATCATTGAGATGGCTAAACAGGCAGGAATAAAGCGTAGGACAGATGAGTTTTATTCAGAATTTTGTGATGGTGTTTATGCCGATGACCTTGAAGCCTTTGCCAACCTTGTTGCCGCTGCCGAGCGCGAGGCGTGTGCAAAGGTGTGCGATGAAGCAAGAGCCGCACGACTTGCGGAGCAAATCAGAGCAAGGAAAAACACATGACTGACTTAAAACAAGCCGCGCAGCAGGCGCTGGAGGCGTTGCAATACGGCAAACCCAACAAAGCCATCACTATTTTGCGCGAAGCACTGGAGCAGCCAGAGCAGGAGCCGAGTCAGTGGCGTGACATGGTTGTCGTTACCTTAGTCCGAGAAGGCGTCAACAAGCACCGGGCGAGGGAGTTAGCTGATCACTTTGCAGCACAGCCAGAGCAGGAGCCTGTGGCGTATTTGTGCGAGAACGGAGTAGGCCACAGGTATTTCAGATGGAAGAAGCCCTCAGACATCTACAAGCCGATTGCCCTCTACACCACCCCACCCGCAGCACAGAACTCGTGGCAGGGGCTGGATGAGGACGATATTCGTGGGCTTTATGGCAAAGATTTAAAGTACCGCGATGGTGATTACATGAGATATGCCAAAACCATTGAATCCAAGCTGAAGGAGCGCAACAAATGACGATCACAGTGCTGAATAAACGCATCCGTGACGCTTTGGCTGCAGCACCTGATGGCATGACCGCCAGTGAGCTGTCACTCGCGCTTGACATTGGCGCATCCCAAATCAGCAGGTCACTCGCGCTGATGCCTGACACTTACATTGATAGGTGGGTCCAGACTAGGACGAAATACGCTGGCGTCCACTGCCTGGCGTTTGTGCCAGATGATTGTCCGCATCCCTAGCGGAACAGCAAACCACCTAGTTTTTTGCGCTCATCTTCGTCTTGCAATAAACCTGATGCTGGGTTTGCCATGTACTGGCGCACGGCATCAGGCATTTCATTGTCCTGCGTCCCGGCCCCCAGGCCAATGCCACCAATCGGTGCAGCGGTAAACAGCGGCTGGCCTTTCTTGACACCGCCACGCATCTCAGGGCTGATGTCAATATAGCGAACTGGCGCACCGCCTGGTATACCTTGGCCTGTCTTGATTCTTGTCTCACCCGTCTTTGCGTTGTACTTCTTGCCTTGCTTTTCAAAGAACGCTGGATAAATCTCATCGTAATAGGCTTTCATGCCTTCGCCGCCAATGGTCAGGTCATCACCTTTGATAACTCCGTCTTTCTTTTCGGCAATCTGCTTTGCCATTGATTTACCCAATACTTCTGTTACGGTTTTGCCTTCCGCTGGGCCATCAATGAATATACCGTCTGCAACAGTTCCGCTAAAGGTTTGCTTGCCGCCCTTTTTTGCACTAATTAAAATGTTGTTTTGATTGCCAATTGGGAAGAATTGAAATTCATCTACATTCTGGCGCAATTCCTTGCTGTATCGGTCAATCTGCTGCCTGCCTGTTGTCAAGCCAACTCGGTCATAGCCATTGTCAGCAGCGTACTTCAGCGCCCGTTTCAGCGCCAGTTGATGCCAGGTGCCTTTGAAGGGTGCGTCTGGTACTGCATTACCACCACCCATTCCAGCACTTCTATTACGCTCAATAACGCTTCTTTGTTCACTATTTAAGTCAGCAAAAGATGGGTCATCATCAAGTTTGTTTTGTCTATACCATTTTTCCAAACTTTCTTTGGTGTTGTACCCCTTCTCCCTACCAGCTTGATGCCAATCGGATTGCACTTCCTCAATCAATAGCATCTTCTTGCCATCAGCATCAATGCGGTCATTGACCCTCATGTGCGCCAATATGTTGGGTTGGTCAAAGTGGGAGGAGCGATACATTCCTCTATCTTGTGCATTTTGTCCACTTTCTCCAAATTGATTTTTATATTCTCTTTTAACAGCAAGTCGCATCTTTGCCATTTCAGATGTATCAGCCATTATTTCGGTATATGGCTTGCCATGCAATTGCATAGAAATTTGATTAAGTTTTTGCACATCTTCACCTGCTGCTGGCAACGTCAGCAATATCTCACGGTAGTTCTCACCGCCGGGGAGTTGGTAACGCTCGTATTTGGTAGGGCCATAAGGTATGTTTGAATTTGTTTTTGCAACAAAAGCATCTGCCTCTGCTGCGTTGTCATACACGCCTTGCAATCTTGCATCGTTTGTATAAACAAAAAACTTGTTTTCATCAGGATTAAATTCGCTGAATACAGGAGATTTATCTCCAGCGCCCAGCTGCCTCTCTTGCACATCAACCCTATTGCCAGCAATGAAGTCTTGCACCTCTTGCCTGGTCACATTAGGCTTACCCTTCAGATACTCATCTAACCCCATCCAGGAGAGCTCATCTTTCTTAACGTCTTGCCCTTTCATCAAATCATTCAAAAACGCATCACCAGTGCCTGACTTGCGGGGCAAAGACAATGCTGCTTGCTCGGCGGCTGAGTAAAACCCAATGGGGGACACTGGTGCTTGCGGCTTGATTGGACCGCCAAGCAATCCAGCAGACTCACCTTCTGGCACCACACCAGGCATCAACCCCTGCCGCTGCAAGTAACCCTCGCCCATGCCCACTGCCGTTGGACCTAGTGCCCTGGCACCAGCCGCCACTGCTCTTGCCGCTGGCATTGGGTTCAACGGCACAAAGGCACCTGCTTGCCCAGCCACTTCACCAATCCTGGACGTTGGTTTAAGTGGCAAATTCTGAAGGTAGTATTCGGAGCCATAAGGCATCTGAGGTGCTGGCTCATATTGAGTCTCGCCAAACATCTCGGTTGGCATCGGGCTGCGGCCCATGAAATTTAAGGTGTCAGGGAGTAACCCTAGCAGTCCCGCCAAACGTCCACGGGTAACGTCCAGCGGGACATTGGCTGATGCCTCACGGTCCTGCAACCTGCGCCTGGGCTGCATTTGGGGGAAGACGCCAAACGCTGGCCTTCTCAGCAGCTCATCATCATCCAACAGCCCCATGATGCGCCCCTAGCTGATCTGAGTGATGGACACATCGGTGGCGGTAGCGCCACGAATCACAGCCACCTTGTCACCAGAGGCGCAGGCCACATACTCCACGGCATTCGCTGGCAGCATCGGTGAGGTGGTCAGGCTGGCGGTAGGGCTGGCTCCAATGGCAAAGTGGCAGTGCGCTGCAGAGCCATTCGCCAGGCGCAGCATGGTGACGCCAGTTGCCACTGCCGTGGACTGTACACTGCTGGCTGTGACCGTCATCACCTGGGTGGTGCCAAGTGCGCCAAAGGTAGTTAGTTGCCCGTTGTCGTCCCGAGATAGCTTGCTCATTGTGATGCTCCTATTAAAGTTCCAAAACCTAGTTGCTGTGCCTTCTGGCGCAGTGATGTTGCCAGTGGCTCCACCCGCATGATATTCGCCTTCGCCATCATCATCGCCGCCAGCTTGGGGTCCAGCATGGCCTGCACCAGCAACTGCTGAATCTGCTCATCAGGCAGCTTGTAAAGAAAGTCCAACGGCCTGGACATTGTTCTGAGGGTGGTGTTGCTTGCCATCGACTCGCTGAAAATCTTACCAATGAGATTGCCCATTGACATATTCTTGAAGGTGTCTGAGCCTGGTGGCTTGATGCCGGGTGAGGTTGCCGCCATGCCCCTGTTGATCTCGTTGATGATGTTGTCCAGTTTGCTCTGCGCTGATGGTGATAGCTGGGTGCCTAGCTCATCTTGTGCAGCAGCAAGCTGCCTGCGAAGTGCTGATGCCGCCAGGACCGGGTTACCCGTACTGAGGTTGGGCAGTCCCGTTGTAACCTTGGCCTCAATGCCTTGGAGCAATTTCATCTGGTCAATGGCACTGGAAGATTTTTTGTACTTTGCCATGTAAGCAGCATAGCCAGGAGCAGCAGCTTCAATCACATCATCTGCCGCTGCAATGACTTCCTTTAACTGACCGCTTGCAAGTCTTAGGCTAGGATTCTCTTGGTTGTATGCTCCTTGCGCTGCTTTAGCCAAATCCTTGCGAACTTCGTATAACTCCTCTGGAGTCTTTGCTAACTTCACACGATCTACGGCAAATTTCATAGCTGTCTCAACGTCCTTACGAACCCCAACAGGACTAGACATTACATTGTTGATAGCTTGATTTACCACTAATTGAATTCCACTTTGGAATGTCTCAGGGCTAACAGTTACGCCTTCGAATGCAGCCACGCGCATTGGCGCTGTAATCGCTGAACGCTTGGCTTCAGCGTAGGGGATTGAGCCAGGCTTGCCTGATATCTGTCGGAAGGCGTTGAGTATGGCCTCCTGGTTTGCGTTGATCTGCTGACCAAACAGGTTGCCACCAGTGTCCAAACCCCTGATGGCAGTCTCTGCACCAGCCAAGCCAGGGTCACGCGCTGTACCTGCCGCCGTGGGACGTACACCAGGCACCAGTGGCGCAGACATCTCCATGTTCCTCATGGCCTGCTCTGGGTTGGTGGCTATTTTGTTCAGCACATTCCCAACAATGACCTGGCGTCCCTCCTCTGTGAACGGCTTGAGCATTGCACCAGGCACTGACAAGGCTTTTTGAGTAATTGGTAACTTAGGACCACCAGGCGTAACCATTCCCGCCAGCATTGCACCACCCATCTGAGCCATTGGACCAGCATCACCCCCCCGCAACAGTCCACCAGCAGCGCCAGCCGTACCAGCAGATGCCATCTGCTGCGCCGGGTATTGCCCAAGGGTGCTAAGTACGCTTGGTGTCACACCAGCAGCCAAACCCCGCTGTGCTGCAGCTTTAGCCAGGATGTCAGCAATGGTGGTTGCACCTCGAGCCATTCCACCAGCAGTAGTGCCAGCTTTCAGAACGTCCTGCGTGATGCGCTCAGTTGCATTCTGAGGCTCTGGCAGGCCCATCCTTGTCATCATGGTGTCCAGTGCCTTGGATGGCGGCTGCACGTTGCTGTTGGTGGCCAGGTTGAACAGGTTAACCAGTGGATCACCAATCATCTGACCCAGGCCCATTCCAGCAGCACCCACCAATGCACCAGGAGGACCGCCCACAGCCCCACCCATTAGCGCACCAGTAGCAATAGGACCAGCCGCCCTGGCTGTCAGTCCAGCCTGGCGCAGCAGCTCCTGGGGTATCGTGCGTGACTCTGATGCTGCTGGTCCCAATGCAGGAAGTTGCTCCAGAGCCTTGGTGATCTCCTCCATGCTCATCCCGTCAGGGAATGAAACAGGACCGTAGCCCAGGACGTTAATGGTTTGTGCCATGATAAATTCCTATCGATTCACAAATTTCTTTTGGGCAGGGTCCCAGGTCAAGGTTCCACCACCAGCACCTGGTGCCGCAACAGGCACCACTGGTGAAGTGTAAGTTTTCCCTGCGTTTGTCTTCATGGCGTTAGTTGCAAGCTCTCTGGCCTGTCGCTTCTGCTCAATAACCGCTGCGCTGTCACCCGGCATTGGGAAGTAGGTGGTGTACTCTTGCTTTGCCTCATCCACCCCAATTGCTGCACCAGACTCCTTGCGAAGTTTTGCCCTGATCCAATCACTTGCCGCCTGCTGGTATCGTTGAACATCAGAGTTTTGAACAGTTCTTTGAGCAGCTCCTCCAACAAATGGTATTGCTCCAGCCACAGCAGACCCAACACCTGGATATGAACCCACCGCCTCAAGTGGTGCAAGAATGCCGTTGACCCTTTCCATCCGCTGGGCAAAGCCAAATGCATTGGATTGGCTTTCAGTAAGCGCACCTCCCTTACCCTTCAGTGGCTCACCACCACCACCAGTGATGGGGATAGTTGGCAGTCCAGGTACGGTTGGAATATAGGAGAATCCTGTTTCAGTTTCTTGGACTTTGTAATTTCCTCTTGCAAATTCGGATAAGCTCAAGTTGTAGCGTTTCAATGCAAGACCAAGGTTCTGCTGGTCAATACCCATTCTCAGGGCGTCTTGCTTGACCTTCTGATCAAACTCTTGTTTGCTCAATCCAAGCTGCTGCAGCGAAATATTTAGTCTTGCCTGTTCCGCTGGAGGAATTCCCACTGTCAATGGATTACCACCAGCACCCATAACTGGAATGGAAGGCATACCAGGAACTTTGGAAACGTACATGAAGGTTCCGTTGTCTGCTTCTTTAAGCTCGTAGTTTCCTCTTGCAAATTCAGCCTCACTCAAACCTATGCGCCTGAGTTGAATAGCCAGGTCAGCTTGCTGGATTGGCGTCATGCCAACGCTGAGTTGCTTACCACCAGTGCCTGGCACTGGAATGGAAGGCATACCCGGCACCTTGGAAACATAGACAAAGTTTCCATTCTCAGCCTGCTCCACCTGGTAGTTGCCTCTCACAAACTCCTGCTCACTCAAACCGAAACGCTTAACTGCCAGTGCCAGCTCTCTTTCGCTGATGCTTAGTCGCTGTGCATCATTCTTGAGTTTGGCGTCCAGCTCCTCTCTACTCATGCCAAGTTTCTGCAACTCAGCATCTGATTGGAATTTTTGATAAGGCGTCATGCCTAAAGTGAATTCACTTCCTGTTTGCATCCTATTTTTATCAATGGCAATCAATTTACCACCAACATCTTGCAATACCATCTCCCTTGGTGGTCCGTACCCTGGCGCAGTTTGAAATTTTCCGCTTTTGAATTGCTGAACCATGATGGGGTTTCCAGCCTCATCTGTGAGCTGAGTCAATCCACCCTGCACCTCATCCCGAGGATTTACTTCTCTGGCTTGCTTGTAAAAGTCAAAGCCTCTGGTGAAGTCTCCAGCAGCAATTGCCGCCCGTCCAGCCTGCATCAATTGATTTGCGGTGGCGGCTGGTGACTCCATGTCACCTGCTACTGGTGCCCCCATGATTCCCGCCAAGGCAGCATTCAACGCCTTCGCCTTCTTCGCCTCGTCCAGCTTCTGCTTCAGCGCCATCTGGGTCAATGCACCCGTCTGCGCTTTCTCGTACCCGGCCTGGCCTGCCTCAAACGCTCCACCTAGAGCCTCACCAATGCCAATGCGCCGGGTGCTTTCTCCACCAGCCTTCAGCAAGGCTGCTGACGCTGCCAGCATGGCATTGCGTTGCATTGCAGCCCTCTGCTCTGGCGTCAGGTACTCGTCCAGGTAGTTACCGCCGCCACCGCCAAAGGCGCTGCCTATATTTCCCAGCAGACCCTCAAGGTTAAATTCAGCCATGATTGATTCTCCTAGCCTAACAATCCAAGAAGACCGCCAATTGCAGCACCTGGAAGACCACCGAACTGGTACCCGTATCCAGCACCGCCCAGTGCGCCAGATAAGGCATTCCTGGTGGTTGGTGTTGAGGTGCTGCTTCCAGCGTTTGGCAGTGCAGTTGACATTGCACCCTGGGTAATGCCCAGCTTCTCCACGCCAATGCCGCGCATGGCATCTAACTCTTGCTGGCTAAGCCCTTGCCGCGCTGATCCTGCTCCCATCACAGCTCTTCCTCCCTCTAGGCCCATAGTCTGTTGCTGTTGCCCAAGCGAACCTAGTTGGCCTGCAGCAGCCAGGCGCTGTGCATTGGCGGCAGCATAGGCTTGCTGGTTGGCAAGATCACTCTGCTGTGCAAGAGAGGCGTTGTACCTCTGCATCTCGTTCATTGCTGCAGCGTTTTGCAGTGCAGCCTGGTTGAGTGCGCCTGCACCAAACTGACCAGCAGCAGCACCCTGTGATGCCTGCTGCAGTGCGGCCTGCTGCTGCCGCTGCAAGTCTTGCTGCATCAGGTTGGCGCCAGTGTCAAACCCCTGCTGGCGCAGTTGGGCTGACATCTGCGCCGCCTTGTCAGCATAGGCTTTGTTGGTTGCGGCCTCCGCAACACCCTGCCTCGTACCGCCAAACGCCTTTGCCCTGGTTGCGGCCTCACCCATCTGTTGCACTGCTGCCTGCCGTGCTGACTCAATGTCACCCAGGTTGTTCCTGATGACCTGCTCGGTGTACGGGTTCATGTACTGCCCAATATTGCTCATGTTGCTTTGAGCAGCCGTGACATCCCCAGGCGTGTAGCCCATAGCCCCAGCCTGATTGCTCATGCCAGCGTTGATGCCGCCCGTGTAGTAGGGCTGAAACTGGGCAGCTTGGTTGGCGTACTCTGCTGCAACATTCGTGGTCCCAATTCCCCTGCCTGCAATGGCAGTGTTAACCAGTTGCTCCTCACCAGCCCGGTAGATTGGGTTGAAATCTGCAAACTGCCTGACTGGCAATGCCTCCGCAACACCCTGCGCCTGCTCCAAGTTTTGGAGGTAGGCGTTCTTGAGGTCTGGGTCAATCGTTGTCGTAGATGTTTGGCTGCTGCCGCTTTTGCTCATGGTGTTACTCCAACAATGATTTCAAACGCTTGGCGGGAATTTGCCCAGCGTTGATTTTCTCGAAAATATTTGAGCCGTATTTTTTCACTGCGCTCTTGCGAATGACGTACTCGCCAATGTCTAAAGACGCTTGACCATCGTCTGGTCCAGGTGGGTTTGGTCCTTTGACATCCCGTGGGGTGATTAGGCCACCTTTGGCTTGGGGACCGTAACCGCCAACACCTGTACCGCTGCCTCCCGGTTGACTTCCCCCTGCTCCTCCACCACTGCCGTAGCCACCACCACCGCCATAAGCTGCGTTTCCTGCCGCCCTGTTTGCTGCATCAACCCGAGCATCACGGCCCATAGAGGCTGTTGCTGCGTCTGCGTCTCTTTGCGCCTGTAGTGCTTGTGCTGGATTTGGTGTTGCTTCTTTTGTTTCTACCGGGGCAGGATTTAGAGAAATCGCACTACCGCCAAGAAAATCACCGAGTAGTCCTAACGTAGTTCCGGTGTACCCAAGTGTTGGTAGTGACGCAATAGGATTAGATTCTGGTCTATCTCCAAGATTGTCAAGGGCAGTGTCAACACCTAATAAACCCGATATACCAGGTACAGCAGTGCTGGTGTCTGCAGCAGGTGCAACATTAGGGGTTGGGGCAGGGCCAAGTGATGCTGAAAGCGCAGCAGCTCTGTCAGCATCTTTTGCAGAATCCCCGGCATAAGGATCAAATGATCTGACATTTCCGTCTTTATCACTTACCGACATGACTCCTTTTGTCCCGCCATAGGGGTCAAATGTCCTGGAGGAACCGCTTTCTAATGCTGCTGCGTTTTGTTTATCTATTGCTTCCAACGCTTTTTGCGCCTCAGCCATTTTGTCAATTTGGGAATCTGCTATTTTTCCACCAAGCAATCCAAGAAGTTTGGCAAGAATACCACCAGGCAGAATAGCAGGATATTTATCTGCCAATGAAATTAGCGATAACGCTGTTTGTTGTGTATTAGAACTTACGCCTTGTCCTGGGCCAACGCCTAAATTACCACCGCCGTTCCCACCACTACCAACAACAACATTACCGCCACCGCCACCGCTTCCACCGACAGTACCAGCGGCTGGCGTGGTCAGCAAACCTGGCAACTTCTTGTAAATTGATGGGTCAAAGCCACCCATTGAATCTGCTGCTCTTTGTTTTGTCGTCAATCCCATCAGAGAGGCATATGGGTTTGATGATCTCATTGCAGCCTGGATGTCGGAAAGCAATGGCTGGGCTAGTTGAGCTGGATTATTCATACTTGAATAAGGCGAGGTTGGCCTTGTGATGGGCGCAAACCTTTGTAAATTGAAAAGTTCCTGTTGCGTCAGTGCCATGCTACAACTCCTTGCTCATAATCCACCACTGTGGTGTGTAACCCGTCTTTGCTAGGAATGTCCGCTGCCAGCCCTTGCGTCCAGCAAGTGTGACGCGAGTGCATCCAAGTCCCTTGCCCCAGGACTCAATGAGTGGCGTCATCATTGCTAATTCGTTCATCTCGCCTGCTGCTAAAAAGTAGTTGAGGCATTTTTGTCGTGGATGGAGAACGATCTCCGTCACAATCACCGAACTTCTTCCAGGCCAGAATTGCATCTTGGCTTGCTGGACCAACTCAACGACATCATCAAATGTGTGAGTGTCTAACGAATATTTTAAGGCTTTTTCGATTTCTGGCCTTAACTCTAGCATCCTATCAAAATCTGTCATAGCGCCGTTGCCGACAATGCCCCTGCATTGCTGACCACCACAGAGAACCTGCTCCCGTTGGGCGAGGTCAGTATCAGCTTGCTGCTGCTGATCTCAACGTCCGCATTGATCTTGCGGTTTTGCCTGTCAGCGTTTTCCAAGAGGAAGTTACGCTGGGACTCTGCCACTGGTGTGTAGGTTGGCGGTGGGGTTGGAATCTTCATTACCGCTTCCCGGCTGGCACTGCATCCAGACGCATCACCCCCACCCGCCAATCACTCAGGCTGTCTGATGTCACCTTCATCTTGACCTGGCGTCCACTGAACCTGGCATCTGTCGGGTTGGCGCTGGTGAATGGTCCAAAGCTGGTTTCTGCCCCAGTTGGGTAGAGGCGGCTGCTGAAGCTGATGCTCACATCACCCAGGTTGGACTCGTCAGGTATCACCTGCCGAACCTGCATGATCTGATCACCATTGCCAATCTGAACTGGGCCTGACTCTGCGAAGATGGTTTGGCTGTCGTAGGCAAAGCCCACCTCATGCTCGTAGATGAACCCGTCAGAACTGACCATCAATGGGTTGTTGAAGACGCCCTTGTCAACACCAGCCAGCCTGGACAATGTACCCAGACTCCAGTGATTCTCGCGGTAGTTGTAGATGCAGTAACTGTCATTCTCAAGGCTGTTTACGCTGGTGTAGAACCACCAGATTTCACCAAACTTTGAGTTGTGGACCGCATACACCTTGCTGGCCTGCTCAAAGTTCATATTGCTGAACACAAAGTCACCAATGTCGCTTGGCAGTGGCTTGACGTAGCCATCGTAAATCCAAAATCCTGACCTGCTCATCCAGATGGCAGCAGTGTCAATAGCCGCAACAGCTTGGGGTCCGATCAAGCCGCAACCAGAGCCAGCCTTCTCAAATGAGAACACGAACGGCTGACCAATGTAGCTTGAGGTATGGACATCAACGTCAGTGAATATCAGGTTGACGCCACGCACTCGCTTACCTGCCAGGATGGACCCGACAGTGGTCAGCTCAAAGCTGCCTGCCTGGTTGTTGGCGGCTGGTGTCCAGGTGGTGTTGTCCTCCTGGTCAGACCATGCCACCAGCCTCGGGTTGTTGCTGGCACCCAAAGCAAAGACAAAACGCTCAGAGGTTGTCATCACCGCCGCGCAGCCTGTGGGTGCATTGACAATGGCAACAGCCTTGGTGGGTGTTGTGAATCCAAGCTGCCACTCCAGCAACTGACCATCGCTGGTGCAGCAGCCCACCCAGTACTCGCCCCAGGTGTCCATTGACCAGGTGGCTGCGTTGATGATGGCTCCGCTGTCGGGTCGCTCGACACCATAGGCAAAGGTGCCATAGTTGTTGTACCCGTAGCCCACAAGCAAATTTGCATTTGCATTGCCTGGTGTGAAGGTTGTTGGCGTGATGTCCTTGAGGGTTCCGGTTTGACTCATCACAAACAGCTTGGTGTTTGTCCCGGCAACAATCCATCGCGCTGAACTGTCATCCCGCCAGTTGATGATGCCCCTGCAGGTTCCCGTCACCTGGCTAGATGATCTCTTGCGCCAGCCGCCAACGGGTCTGAGCGTACCCTCAAACCAGCGCACCAGGTTGGCATTGAACCACCGCCCCATGCTCTGGTACTCGGTGCCGTTGCGGTATACGCCTGCTGGTATCTTGAGTGGCATCAACATGGTAGTGTCATTTCTTGTTTCTAGCTGAAATGGCCTTGGCCTTGGACCTAGCGTCTGCCTTAGAACTGGCTCCCCAAGCATTGAGACTTAGCAGCAGCCGAGTGGGTTCACCGTCCTTGCGCTCTGGACCAGGCATATTGCCCATTCGTGCAAGGAAACTTGCCCTGCGCGGGTTGTCACCAGACTTGACGGGTGGCTTGATGTTTTGCCCAGCCGCCTTCAGACTCGCCCGTCCAGCAGCGTTGAGGCCACCTTTTGGATTCTGTCCCTCCTTGCGTTGCCAGGCTGGTGTTTTCATTTTTTCTTTGAAGATAAAAATAAAGCTCGTTCATCGTTTCTGCGCTTGACTAGACCCGGCAGAATTTTACCCCCGCCCCTCGTAAACTTCAAGAACTCGTCTGCCGCCTCTTCAATCTCGCCCCGAAGCATCTTTGAACGGAGGGTGCTTCGCTGTACGCCCCCCAAACCCAAATTAAAGCTAAAGCTGACAAGAGCATCGTTCTGGCCTGGGGTAAGCACCAAAGGAAAAAGTCTGGCGACCCCAACTTCAAATCGGATGAGATCAGTACTAAGGGTTCCATCTACTTCGTCTTTTGAAAAAGTACGGTTGTCATTTGGTTCCAGCGGATAAGAGTCTCTTTGGTCCAAAGGTAAGCGACCTTGATCTGGGTAAAGAACATGACCTACTCCCACAGTCCATAATTTTGCTGGGCAACGGTACGGTTTGTACCGCACCCCCTCGTGGTGCTTGATCATCTCTTTGCAACGATCAGAAACTTTCAATCCTTGCCACCTTTAAACGCTCGTCCACCAAAATGGAAGCTGATGATTGATGCAAAGATGATCTGGGTGTCGGCGTCCCACAACTTGGCAACCAAAACGTCAAAGGCAATGTCCCGATGCCATGCGTACACAAAGCCACCGATCTCGACAAAGGCAAACAGGGCGAAGAATCCGTAGGTCAGTATCGGGCGCACACCAGAGCGCAGGTTGACCATCCACTGGCTGGCTCCCTGACCTATGGCTATGTCGTGCGCGTACAGTGCAGCCCGTTCTGACGCCTCTGCTTCAATGGCTTGACCCTCGACCTTTATCTCCTCCACCCGCTGCGCGGCCTCAAAGCCAGCCTTGCGTAGCTCCAGTTCACGCTCCGTCTGGAGCCTTGCCATCGTGAGTTCGTGGCTCTTGTCGGCGCGGTCTTGGAAGAAACCCAGCAGCTTGGGCAGGCCACCGGCAAGGAAAGAGATTAGGGTGGAGAGTAGGGTTAGCATTTCTTTTCTTCCTCATGCGATAGTTTGACGCCAGCCAATAGGCCGATAAAGCCACCAACAATAGTTTGAAACGCAGGGCCAACCAACTCAAAAATCTTGTTGTTGTCCACCTTCTCGTCAAACAGTCCCATCAGCATTACACCGGACATTGACAGGACAACAACACACAAGGTCATACTTACCATCAGGGTTACGGCAAAAGTAAGTTTTGCTTTCATCTTCCATCTCCGACAATTTGCCATGTCAACCAAGCCACCAGCCCAACTATAGATGACACCAGCGCAGACCATAATCCAAAGTTCACAATGTCGCTGATCTCTTCTGCTCTCACCGCCTTGGCGTGAGCCACTTCAGCCTCTGCCTTCTTGCGCTCTGTCACCATCCTGTTGCGCTCAAGCATGATGGCGTTCCAGACATCATCGTTACCACTCCAGATCAACATCTGTTTCAATTCCGCTTCTGCATCCTGCAATTGCTTCAACTGCATCACTGTTTCAAACGCCACCGCCGTATCGCTCTTGGCAAACCCCTTGGGTTTTACCGCTGCCTTTGCCACCACATCCTTGGCCTCGAAGAACTTCATCAAGTCGCCGCTGATG